GTCGGAATGTCCGGCGTGCGTCGTATACCTACCTAGATGGAGGAGGTCGTGAATAGCGACCGCATGAGAAGCATCGAAAGGGCTAGGCGAAAGGTCGCCTCTTTCCTCGATGTGTTTGCGGCCGGCAATGAGGTCGACTACGGTACCCCAATATTGGGGACCGGCTACGATGATCCACTATCCGATAAGGATAGTTTGAGGAAAGTCGTAGGTGATAAGCTGTACCAGTGTTGCGATCTGGCTACAGTTCAGGAGTTCCTGCGTCAACCAGAAGGTCTCGCTCGTCTTAGACATGGGTCCTCGTCTCGTTATCCTCCGTATACCGTTCCGGTTACGGTCGGTGACTCCCTCGAGAGCCAGGTGGCTAAGGTTTTGGTGAGGCATCCTGATCTGCACTTGAAAACAAGGGCAGGTGACGCAGCGGATCGGTATGTGAGGCGGTTGTTCGACTCTGTCAAATGCAGTGGCTTGGTTCCATCTTCATTGATGGTTGCCGCTGCGTCATTTGATGGCAAGAAGAACTTGGGCTACCCGCACTTCGTTTCGGATAGAGGTTTGTTGTCTGAATACTACGAGCGATCGTGGGAGATTGGCAACAGGGGATTCCCGTTGGATGATGCGTTGGCACATCCGGGCTTGATTGGAGCTCGGAGTGTCCCTCGGGGTCCTTACTCTTATGCCAAGACGAGGTTCATCACTCAGTGGAGTAGAGTGCTGGGGAACTGGGAGAAAACTCTCTTTATCCCCTTGTTTGATGCACTATCCAAGTCTCCGACCTTTTGCGCTTGGTCGGGACCGGAGGTCACGAATGTCGTGATTACTAACTTCATGAGACGGTCTGAAGGGCCGGTGTTATCATTAGATTACACCGGGTTTGATGCATCCGTTCCCTTCGAGGTTATAGACCGGGTGTTCGCTCTTATTAAAGAGCGATTTGCGGGATGGGCGGCTTCCTTGGTGGACTTTGTGCATACAGGGTTCAAGGGAAGTGGACTTGAGACTCCCGGTCGCTATATTAATGGCGACGAGAGGAGGAGAGGAGTCCCATCGGGTTCAGTATTAACTAACCTGATTGGCAGTCTGGTGAATTTGTGGGTTATGGCTTATGCCTGTAGCCTTAATAAGGGCTGCATCCTCTCTGCTTTTGTGCAAGGGGATGATGGAGTTTATACGTTTAGAGGTATACGCTCCATCGATAACCTAGCTAGCACCATCCTGTCAGAGTTCGGAATGGTCATTAAGATGGACCCGAGCAAGAACTTAATCTCCGATCGAGAGGTGATGTACCTTCAAATGCATCATCATCGAGATTACGAGGTTGATGGATTGTTCAAGGGTATCCGGCCGGTGATGCGGGGAATCATGAATATGATGTCCCATGAACGCGCACCTATGCAAGTGGCCGGTTGGAGTCGGAAGTATAATACCTACCGCATGCTCCAGCAAGCCAACAACTGTGCGGACCATCCCAGGTTCGAGGGGTTGTGTGTGCTTTTGTGGAGCCTTGATGGCTACCTCAAGGAAGCGCTGGATAAGATCCAGCGTGGTGACCGAGAGGTTTATATAGCCAACCAGCTCCTGGATGTAGGTGGCGGGGAGAGGGGAAAACTCCCTGTGCGTGAGCTGATATGGAGTCCGGTCGTCCGAATGCTGAACCGGATTCGGGCCTAATAAGGTCTTTTCTCCTGATCTGGGTCACGTATGCTCATATTAATGGGCTACTAGTGGTTTATTAACCGAAAGGCGAGAAATGGCACGCAGAAATCGTAATTCGAACCAACTGGCTCGAGCACAACGTGGTATGATGGCCACACGCCAAGCTGCTCCTCGGAGACAACTCCAAGGGGCCTGGGATTGGGTGGTCGGCGGTCAAGGGTTAGACGCAACGGGTCTACCTATTGTCGGCGGCCTCTTCTCATGGGATGGTGGGTATACTGTCGCCTCCGGCGGCAGTATCACTTTCCAGCCTACGTTCATTCAACCTACACCCATGACCTCTACTCCCACCATTGGCCGATTGCGGGTGGACGAAGTCCGGGGACGTATCTACGTCTCTAGCGCCTTCGCCAACACTACTCCGGATCGGTTTCAGGTTGCGGTCGGGATTTATGTATCCGACCTCAACGTGACCACTACTTTGTGGAACGTCCGAAACCTTCTTTTACCTTCGGAGGCGTGTCGAGATGATTATCTTTATCTCGATACGCGTGAGTGGCAGCAGAAGAATCTCTCGGGTATTACTGACCTGGCGGAGCTTCCGTGCTTCGACCTTGGTATCAGTGTACCCGTCGTTATTGGTGGTGGTCAGGCCATCAATGTTACTGTTTCTGTAAGCTCCTCCGCTAAGGAGGACGCCCAACCCGTTCGTGTCACGGCGTTCTTCCGTGCACGCATTGGGCCTGTTGCCTAGCAGGGCGTAAGGAGACTTTATGCGTTCTGCTACTCGTGGCAATCATGTTCGTGACTTCCGTTTGGGGCAACAATCTTCTGGCCGCGGTGATTGGGTTGTTACTAACTCAATCATTGTTGGAGTTGATTCCCCGGCGGTTCCCTTCCAGACTTGGGGGAATTTCGGTATCGGGCCTATCATACCAGGTACCTTAATTACCTTCCAAGCCGTTGTATTACCGCCTGTAGTCCCTATGGGACCACAGGTGGGATCGGTTGAGGTATCGGAAATCGAAGTTGATATCTTCGATTCTTCTATACCTCCGCAAGTGTGCTTAGAAGGGGGTTTTGCCGCTTCGGCGGCAGGGGCCGTAGTAACGAATACTAATTTGGCTACTACGACTATTGGTGCCGTACCGGTCCTTCTGGCTGCTACGGTCGGCGCTATTGGTAGCCCTACTTTCTCGTCGTCTTCCGCACTTCCTGATGTGGGTGCGACGATATGTTTATGCTACCAGAATCCTCCCGTTCAGAACTTCGTTGGGCTCTGTTTGTATGTTTCCCAAGTAGGGCCTGACGGTAATTGGGATGTCCGGGATCCATTTCTCCCAACGACTGCAGTTCGGGATGATACTCTGGATCTCACACTTGATGGGTATTTACCACCGATTCTAGCTTGGGGGTATACAGGAAGGAGATGGACGGTCTCTTTGCCTTATCCTATAATAATAGGTGCAGGCCAGGCTCTCCATGTTACATTATCATTGGCTAATTATCCCGGTGCGGGTGAAATCTCTTTTGTAGGTTTTATCCGGTCTCGGGTGTCGATGGTTGCG